TGGGAACGCTCGACCGATCCGGCGCGTGCCAAGTCGAAATCGACGCCGAAACCCGACGCCGCAAAGCTCAAGCCCGTTGCGGAAGCCGCAGTCGGCTCCGTGCGCGAGACGCTCAAGGAGCAGGGGCTGCCCGCGGGCGGCAACGTTACCTTCGTACAGGCGCGCACCGCGCATGAGATCGCAAAGGCACATCTCGCCCGTTTGAAGCTGCAGGAACGACGAGGCGAGGTCGTCGATCGGGCGCGCGCGACCGCGCTCGTATTTCGGCTGGCCCGCGAGGAGCGCGATGCTTGGGCGAACTGGCCGGCACGGATCGCGGCATTGATGGCATCCGAACTGTCGGCATCGTGTGGCGACATCATCGGCCAACCGGTCGAGATCGGAGCGCACCGCATGCAGAAGCTTCTGGAGACGCATGTCCGCGGCCACCTTGCCGAACTCGCCGCCATCCGGCCTGAGTTCCGATGACGGCTTCGGCTTCGACGGTGCCGACGATCTCCGCCAGGCATGGCGCGACGGGCTAACGCCCGATCCGGCGCTGACGGTTTCGGAATGGGCGGATCGACATCGGGTCTTGAGTCCGCGGGCTTCCGCCGAGCCCGGGCGTTATCGGACCGATCGTACGCCCTACATGCGGGCCATCATGGATGCACTCTCGCCGGCACATCCGGCGCGCCGCGTGGTGTTCATGAAGGCCGCGCAGGTCGGCGCAACCGAGTCAGGCAACAACTGGATCGGCTATGTCATCCATCATGCGCCGGGGCCGATGCTCGCCGTGCAGCCGACCGTCGAGCTGGCCAAGCGCTTTTCGCGCCAACGCATCGATCCGCTGGTCGAAGAATGTCCGTCGTTGCGCGAGAGGGTGAAGCCGGCCCGCTCGCGCGATGCCGGCAACACCGTCCTGTCCAAGGAGTTTCCGGCGGGCCTGCTGGTCATCACCGGCGCCAACAGCGCGGTGGGCCTGCGCTCCATGCCGGCGCGCTATCTGTTTCTCGACGAGGTCGATGCCTACCCGCCGTCCGCCGACGAAGAGGGCGATCCGGTCGCACTCGCCGAGGCGCGCACGCGCACCTTCTCGTGGCGGGCGAAGACGTTCCTGACCTCGACGCCGACGATCCACGGGTTCTCGCGCATCGAGCGCGAGTACGAGGCATCGGACCAGCGTCGCTTTTTCGTGCCCTGTCCGCATTGCGGTGTGCTGCAATGGCTGCGGTTCGAACGGCTGCGGTGGGAGAAAGCAAAGCCGGAAACCGCGCACTACGAATGTGAGGCTTGCGCGGTGGCGATCGAAGAGCATCACAAGACCGCGATGCTTGCAGCCGGCGATTGGCAAGCGACCGCGGAAGCCGCCGATCCCGCTACGATCGGCTTCCATTTGTCGGCCCTCTATTCGCCGGTCGGATGGTTCTCCTGGGCCGACATCGCGCGAATGTGGGAGGCCGCGCAAGCGACGGATGAGGCCAAGCGCAGTTTCAAGAACGGCGTGCTCGGCGAAACTTGGATCGAAACTGGCGAGGCGCCCGACTGGCAGCGGCTCTACGACCGTCGCGAACCCTGGCAAATCGGCACCGTGCCATCCCGCGGCTTGTTCCTGACCGCGGGTGCGGACGTCCAGAAGGACCGGATCGAAGTCGACGTCTGGGCCTGGGGCCGCGGCCTCGAAAGCTGGCTGGTCGAGCACCTCGTCATCGATGGCGGACCCGACCGAACGGAAAGCTGGGACGAACTGAGCAGCCTGCTGGATCGCACTTGGCTACACGCGTATGGCGCGCGACTTGGTCTCGCCAAGCTCGCAATCGATACCGGCTACGAGTCGCCCGCCGTTTACGCCTGGGCGCGCAGAGTTGGCCACGCGCAGGTTGCGCCGGTTAAGGGCGTTGAGGGTTTCAATCGGGCGGCACCGGTGGTGGGCCCGACCTTCGTGGATGTGACCGAGGCCGGCCGCAAGCTCCGCCGCGGCGCACGGCTTTGGACGATCGCCGTCGCGACCTTCAAGAGCGAGACCTACCGTTTCTTGCGGCTCGACCGACCGACCGACGAAGAGATCGCAGAAGGTGCTTCCTTTCCGGCGGGCTTCGTTCATCTGCCGCGCGGGGTCGAGGCGGAATGGGTCAAGCAGCTCGCCGCCGAGCAGCTCGTGACGGTGCGAACCAAGCGCGGCTTCACGCGCCTGGAATGGCAGAAGATTCGCGAACGCAACGAGGCGCTCGACTGCCGCGTCTACGCCCGCTCGGCCGCGTGGCTCGCGGGCGCCGACCGCTGGACCGACGCGAAGTGGCGTGACCTCGAGGACCAGGTCGGGCCGGCCCCCGATGAAAGTGCGGTTTTGTTGCAGAGCGAGGCGCAAGGCCTGACCGCGGGCGTACTCGCGCGTGCACCGGCCGCAGCCGCCAAGCGCCGCTCCGATTGGCTCGCCGTGGACAAGGGATGGCTGAGGTGATGTGGACCGATAACGAGCTGGCCGCACTCCGCCGCGCCTACGCATCCGGGACGCTGCGCGTGAGCTATGACGGCCGCACCGTCGAATACGGCTCGGCCGACGATCTCTTGAAGCGCATTCGGACCATCGAGCGCGAGATCGCGGCTGCGTCTTCCGCTTCAGCGCCTGTCGCCGGCTATGCCGGGTTTTCCCGCGGCGATCGTTGATGGCGCAAGCGACCTGGCTTGATCGCGCCATCGGCGCGGTCGCCCCTCGTGCCGCCGTTCGTCGTGTCCTGGCACGGCAAAGCTTCGAGGTGCTGACGCGCGGCTACGACGGCGCGGCGCGCGGCCGGCGCACGGACGGCTGGCGTGCGCCGAATACATCGGCCGATGCCGAGATCGCGATGGCCGGCGCGCTCTTGCGCGACCGCATGCGCGACTTGGTGCGCAACAATCCGCACGCCGCCAAGGCGGTGTCGGTTCTGGTCAACAATATCGTCGGCGCCGGGATCATTCCGCGCGCGGCCAGCGGCAACGAGAAGCTCGATCGCGAAGTCGACGCGTTGTGGGAGAGTTGGTCTTCCCACTGCGACGCGGACAGTCAGCTCGACTGCTACGGGCTGCAGACGCTGGCCTGCCGCGAGATGGTCGAGGCCGGCGAGGTGTTGCTACGGCGCCGCCCGCGGCGGGCGACGGACGGGCTCGACGTCCCGTTGCAGGTGCAGATCATCGAAGCCGACCTTCTGGACGGCACGCGTAACGGCGATCTCGCCAACGGTGGGCGTGTTCTGCAGGGCATCGAGTTCGACGCGATCGGCCGTCGACGCGCCTACTGGCTGTTCGGCCAGCATCCCGGCGATCATGCGGTGTCTTTGAGCCGCAGACTCGATAGTGCGGCAGTACCTGCCGGTGACGTCGTCCATCTCTACGAAAAGCAGCGCGCGCAAGTGCGCGGTGTGCCGTGGGGCACGCCGGTCATGCGGGCACTGCGCGACCTCGACGATTGGACGCAGGCCGAGTTGGTCCGCAAAAAGACCGAGGCTTGCGTGGTCGGCATCGTGCTCGGTGCCGACGAGGGCGAGCAGGGCATCGCCCCATCCGTCGTGGATGCCGATGGCAATCGCGTCGAGCAGTTCGAGCCCGGGCTTATTGCCTACGCACGCGGGGGCAAGGACATCAAGTTCAATCAACCGGCCACGACTGCGGCGGTGTCCGAATGGCTGCGGGCGCAGTTGCATATCGTCGCGGCTGGATTTCGGCTGCCCTACGAACTGCTCACCGGAGATCTGAGCCAGGTCAACTATTCGTCGATCCGCGCCGGGCTCGTCGAGTTCCGGCGCATGATCGACGCCGTTCAATGGCAGCTGTTCATTCCGATGTTCTGCCAGCCGGTCTGGGACTGGTTCACAGAGCAAGCCTGGGCAGCCGGACGCCTCCCACAGCCAAGGATCGCGGTCGCATGGTCGCCGCCGCGCTTCGAGGCGGTCGATCCGCTAAAAGACGCCATGGCCGACATGCTGGCGATGCGATCCGGCACGATGACACTGGCACAAGCTATCGCTCGGCAGGGCCATAACCCGGACGCGGTGCTTGCCGAGATCGCGGCGATGAACGCCAAGCTCGATGCGCTCGGGCTCGTTCTCGACAGCGATCCGCGTAAGGTGACGAAGACTGGGGTGATGCAGGCAGATCCAGCTCCCGCAATCTCGCAAACTGACTAGGATGGTTGCGAAGTCCGAGGGGCATCGGAGCGCGCGGACGATCAACAAAGAGCGTTACACTGCTTTTTCATTCTGTCATTCTTGGCTGAATTGTCTGTGCTCCAATCTCGGCGACTCTCCATGGAAACGAACATATTCGTAAGCGCAGCCACGGCGGTCGGTGGCGGCTCGCGCGAACCTACATCAAAGCTCAACTTCCTATGGTTTGATCGTGTGATCGTCGAGGATATCGGCGAAAAGGATTTCTCTCGAAAATTTATTCAAACAGCATCCGTAGATGAGAAAGAACAACGCTATCTAAGCGACGTCTTCGTTCCGATGTCAGATGTCGAGGGTGGTTCAATTGCAAAGCTAAGAGATGAATTCCACTTCGAAGGCTATCCTCGTTGGGAGGAAGGCGACCAGCACAGGTACGATTACCCGGAACCCGAAGAACCAAGACAATTTGCGCACAACGCGCTCCTTGCATACTTCGAAAAGCGTGCGGGTGTTGCGCGGTTCAATGATGGTTACGACATTGAGCAAGCAGAGGGCGCCGCGAAAACTGCGGTAGACGCTGTGCGTGTCTGGGCTCTCCTGAACAATCGCATTCCGTGCACCATCGCCTGCACGCTGGAAGAGCGCCTAGCTATCGATCAGATGTTGCACTTCGCCAGGCAGAACGCGCCGAATGTTGAGCCAGCCGATCTAGTTCAGAACGTCGCATCTATCGTCCTGCCGGACGTTTCAGTGCTCACT